CTTTGTTAGATGATACTTTACCACCAGATAATATGTCAGCTAGATCTGCAACAGAAATTGTAGAAAGAATGAAAGAATTATCACAAAATTTAGGTGCTGCTTTTGGTAGATTAATTACTGAAACTATGGTACCAATCATAACAAGAGTATTATTCATTATGGATGAGAAAGGTCTTATCCAGCTCCCTTTGAAGGTCAATGGGCTAGAGGTAAAAGTAGTACCAGTTAGTCCATTGGCTAAAGCTCAAAACTTAGAAGAGATAAATGAGATTATGCAATTTTTCCAAATAGCAAATTCACTTGGACCAGGTGGTGTAGCAGAACTAAAACCAGATGCTATAGCTACTTACATAGGTGATAAGCTAGGTGTACCATCCAACCTTAGAACTACACCAGATGAAAAACAACAAATCATCCAACAAAGTATGCAGATGTTTGAGGCTCAAGCAGCATCAGCTATGCAAGGACAAGCTCCCCAAACAGAACAAACTCCTCCTCAACAAGAACCAGCAAGTGCTGTAGAGGAAGAGGTTAGTTCATAATGGCAAAAGTAGGATGGGAAGGCATTGAGGTCTTAGATAATCAAGCAAAGCAAGAAACAAAAAACGAGCAGCTTGAAATAGATAAGTCTTATGCTAGAACATTTGAAACTGAGGAAGGTAAGAAATGTTTGAAACATTTAATGAGTAGAACATTAGATCAACCGACTTGGGTACCAGGGGGAGATCACACATCTGGATATGCAAGAGAAGGACAAAATAGTGTGGTCCGAGAAATAATAATGAGAATAGAGAGGGCAAAAAATGGCTGATGAAAATCAAAACGAAATAGTAGAAGAGAACCAAACTGAGGGATTGATGGGTGGAGTTCCAACAGAGGAACCTAAAACACCAGATCCAAGTGAAACTGAGATACCTCATAAGGAAGAGGAAAAGCCTCAAGAACAAGCTGAGGCTAAAGAAGATAAAAAGGTTTTAGAAAAACCAGAATATATTGAGGATAAGTTTTGGGATCCAGAGAGAGGTGTCAAGACCGAAGAGCTTAGTAACTCTTATAGTGAATTACAAAAACAATTCTCTATGGGTAAACACAAAGCTCCAAAAGAATATGATGTAACATCATTAGAAGATGTAGAAGATGATGATGAACTAAAAACATATTTCTTAGATTGGGCCAAGGAAAACAAACCTACTCAAGCTGCATTTGATAATTTAGTAAATAAATTTAAAGAATTATCTATAGCTCAAGAAGAGGCAGATAGTATAAACATTGAAGAGGAAACTGCTAAGTTAGGTCCTAATGCTCAACAAATCATTGAAGGTGTAAAAAAATGGGGCCAAGGCTTGAAAGCTAAAGGTGTGTTCTCTGATGAGGACTTTGAAGAGTTTAAAGTATTTGCTGCTACTGCAAATGGTATCAATACTATTAATAAACTTAGAAAGTATTATGGTGAACAAACTATACCTACAGCTCCAGTAGATGTAGATGGTGCTCCATCAAATGATGAGTTATATGAGTTAGTAGCTGATCCTAAGTACAAAACAGATCCAGCTTTTCGTAGAAAGGTAGAGCAACAGTTTGCTAGAGCTTTTCCAGGAAAAGTAGATACTGGCGAAATATAGACTTGATATTTATTTAGAAAACGATTATTTTGTAATCGGAGATAACCAAAATTTCTTTTGGCCTTTTGACGAGTGGAAAGTACACTACTGTCAGCCTGGCTATTTTACCAGACAACTGCGAGTAAATAAATAAATGTGTTAAACTTATAAAGGAGAAAACATGGCACAATCAATAACTAATGCTTTTGTTACTCTGTTTGATGCTGAGGTAAAACAAGCATACCAAGGTGAAAGTTCAATCTTGGGATGTGTAAGGCTAAGACAAGGTGTACAAGGGCAGACATACAAGTTTCCAAAACTTGGTAAGGGATCTGCTACTGCTAGAGTTCCACAGACAGATGTTACTCCATTGAATGTAACTTATTCTCAAGTTACAGCTACAATGAGTGATTTCAATGCTGCTGAATATAGCGACATTTTCCATCAAGCGAAGGTAAACTTTGATGAAAGACAAGAGTTAGTCCAAGTCGTATCTAAAGCGATAGGTAGAAGAATGGACCAACTTATAATAGATGCTGTTAATGCTGCATCTGGTACTGGAACTGTAGCTAAAAATGTAGTTACATCTGGTTCAGCTGCAAACTCAAATCTGAATGTTGGAAAGCTGATAGCTGCTAAAAAAGCACTTGATGCTAAAAATGTTCCATTTGATGACAGACACATCATAATCCACGCAAACTCATTATCTGGATTACTAGCTGATGAGAGAGCAATCTCTGGCGATTTCGCTAGTATTAAAGCTCTGGTATCTGGAGAGATCAATACTTTCCTAGGTTTCAGATTTTATGTTCTAGGTGATAGAGATGAAGGTGGATTACCATTAGCAACTAACGACAGAACTTGTTTTGCGTTCCATAGATCTGCTGTAGGTATGGCAGTTAATATGGCACAAAAAACTGAGATCAACTATGTACCAGAAAAAACATCTTTCTTGGTAAATAGCATGTTCTCTGCTGGAGCTGTTGCTATTGATGCAGATGGTATCGTAAAAATAACAACTGATGAAAGCTAATAGGAGAGGAGAATAAATTATGGCTTATGATAAAACAAACCTACAACCGATAGGTGGACAAGCAAAAGCTGGAAATGCTCCTCAAATGTGGAGCTACACAGCACCAGGCACAGATGCGATTGCTGATATTAATACAGAAGGGTATTTCAATGATGCCTCTGATGTATTAAAAGTCGGTGATTTAATTCATGTTTGGGATAGTTCTGTACCTACATCTACTTTAGTTACTGTACTAAGTAACGCAAGTGGTGTAGTGGATGTATCTGATGGAACAGCTCTATCAGTCGCAGACGCAGACTAATAAATAACTTTGAGGAGGCCCTTAATGGGCCTCTTCATTTATTTAAGGAATACTATGGCAAGTGGAGATACAAAAGTAACGATTGTAAACCAGGCATTGGTGTTGTTAGGATCGGACACAATTTCGTCATTTTCTGATACAACTAATGATGCTGCAAGAGTAGCTGATAGTATTTATGAAACAATCAAAGGAAAAACTTTATCATTATATCCCTGGTCCTTTGCTCTTGTAAAAGAACAACTAGCAAGATCAACAGCAACACCAGTAAATGAATGGACTTATTTATACCCTTTACCCTCAACTGCTGTAAGTGGTACAGCACTACAAGTTTATAACTCAAGCTCAACAAGAGTATTGCCAATCCAAAACTATGAATTAGTTTATACAAGTTCTGGACCAGCAATAGCTACTAACGAAGAGAAGATCTACATTGATTATATATCAAGTGTTGTATCCGAAGGCTTGATGCCTAATTATTTTGTACAGCTTTTAGTTTACATGTTAGCCTGGCATTTAGCTGAACCAGTAACAGATCAAATAACAAAGGCAGAATACTGGAGAGGTGTAGCTTTGGGTTCATTAACTGAAAATGGAAGGGGTGGGTATTTTCGCCAGGCATGTAATATAGATGGTAGAGGTAAACCAAATTATGCAATAGTAGATTTCCCATTGACAGATGTTAGATGAGCAGAGCAGTAACTATACAAACAAACTTTACTACTGGTGAGGTAGATCCATTATTAAAATCTCGTATAGACATCAATCAATACTACAACGCATTAGATCAAGCTCGTAATGTTTTAATACAGCCTCAAGGTGGAATAGAAAGAAGGCCAGGATTACAATTTATATTTGAGGTACCAAGTGCTGCCAATCCACAAAATGGAATGAAACTTATACCTTTTGAATTTTCAACTACACAAAGTTATATGCTTTTATTTGTACATAACAGAATGTACATTTTTAAAAATAAAGAATTAGTAACAAACATAAACTCAAGTGGTAATGATTACCTAACAACAACTATAGGATCTACAGTTCTTGCAACTATGGATCATACACAATCAGCAGATACATTGATTGTGGTCCAGGAAGATATGGCTCCTAAAAAAATAGTAAGAGGTGGTTCTCATTCAACATGGACAATATCAGATATATCATTTGAATTTATACCTAAGTTTAATTTTACTCCAGCTGAAACTACTATCAATCAAACTATTACACCATCAGCTGTAGATGGAAATATTACAATAACTGCTGGTGGATCTGTTTTTACATCAAGTCATGTCAATCAATTCGTAGAGGCTAATGATGGTATGGGTAGAGCAAGAATTACAAGATTTGTTTCTGGTACATCTGTAGAGGCAGTAGTAGAAATACCATTCTTTAATACATCAGCTATTGCATCTGGAGGAACTTTTTTAGATACTGGTTATGAGGATAGCTTTTCTACATCAAAAGGTTTTCCAAGGACTTGTACATTCCATGAAGGTAGGCTTTACTTTGGTGGTGTTAAGTCAAGACCTAATACAATCTTTGCATCAAGAGTAGCCAGGTTCTTTGATTTCAATCCTGGTGAGGCTTTAGATGATGATAGTATTGAACTAACAATATCTACAGATAGTACCAATGCAATAACTGGTATGTTCTCTGGTAGAGATCTACAGATCTTTACAAAAGGTGGTGAGTTCTTTTTACCACAATCAACACTTGATCCTATTACTCCTACTAATGTTGTAGTTAATGGTGCAACAAGAAGAGGATCTAAAGAAGGTATCAAACCAGTAGGAGCTGAGAGTGGTACATTATTTATACAAAGAGCTGGTAAATCTTTGAGAGAGTTTTTATTTAGTGATGTAGAATTATCTTACATATCAAACAATATTTCTTTGTTATCATCTCACTTGCTAAAATCCCCATCAGATATGGCCCTCCGAAAAGCAACATCAACTACTGATGGGGATCTATTACTTATAGTGAATGAAACAGATGGATCCCTGGCTACATACTCAATACTTAGAGGACAGAATGTTATAGCTCCTAGTCTAAGTACAACAGATGGTGAGTTTGTAAATGTAGGGGTAGATGTGGACCAAATATATTTTACAGTAAAAAGAACTATTAGTAGTGCTGATAAATATTATGTGGAGTGTTTTAATGATGACAATACAACTGATAGTGCAAAATTATATAGTGGTGGTAGTAAACCATCTACAACAACTGTAACTGGGTTATCACATCTTGAAGGTAAAACAGTAAAGGTTATTGCAGATGATCAAATGCAACTTGATAAGACTGTAAGTTCTGGTCAGATAACATTAGATGCAGTACCTACAACTTATGTAGAGATAGGATTAAATTATACACCTACTATCAAAACACTACCAGTAGAGCTCAAACTATCTAGTGGTAATATAGTGGCCCAAAAGAAAAGAATAGTAGAGGCAACTGCTAATTTATATCTCTCGCAAAATCTTACATTAAATGGTAATGATTTATTATTTGTAGCTGGTGATTTTTTTACTGGTAAGAAAAGAAAGAAACCAATGCTTGGATATGATAGAGATGGACAGATGACATTCTCCCAGTCTGCTCCATTATTTTTTACATTATTGGGAGTAGAATATAAAGTGAGTGTAGGACAATAATGAGTGTTTGGACCATAGTAGCTGTAGCAGCATCAGTAGGAAAAGCATACGCAACATATCAATCTGGTATGGCTCAAAAGGCTTACTATGATAGTCAAGCTGATATTACTAGATTACAATATAAACAAAAAGAGATTGAGGCTAAAGAGGATGGTGTAAAAGTTCTTAAAGAAACAAATAAAACAATTTCAACTATTATAGCTAAAGCAGCAAGTGGTGGTATGTTACCAAATGAAGGTTCTGCTTTATTATCAACAACATTATCACTACAAGCTGGTGTAGAAGATTTTAATGTTGCACAAATTAATCAAGAGCTCATGCAAAACCTGGGTATCATTGAATACACTAATCTTAAAAATGCTGGTAAGTTTGCTAAACAAGCTGGAATTTTGGGTGCAATCTTTGGACTTGGTACTGATATAGGAACTATAGGATCAGCTGGAGGATTTGCTAAACCACCAGATCAAACAATTCAAAAAGGAGATATGCCATAATGGCTAAAAAAAGAATTATATTTGAAGGTAACAATGTAAAATACTTTCCTATATCAAATGTAGGTGGAGATCAGTTTAAGGTCCAGGCTGCTTTTCAAGGAAACCTTGCAGATAGAATAAATAATGTTTTAAAGTTTTCTATAGGTAAAGTAGAAACAGAAAGCAAGATAAAGGCTTATGAGTATGCAGCAGCTAATCCAATATCATTTAGTCAATACCAAAATGCATCACCTCAAGAGAGAACCGAACTATTACCTAAAGGTACAAATGTATATAATTCTACATTAAGAAATGCACAAATAAACTTTTTAGCAACTGATGTAGCTATGGCTGCATCTAAAAAAATATCCGAGTTAGAATTAAATGCAAACAATATGGATATGGATGTTGAAACATTTGAGGCAGAATTAAACTCTATTGTAGATGGATACACTCAATCATTTTTAGAAATAGATGGAGAGGGAGCTGTAACTGTAAAAGCTAAGTTAGCTACAATGGCTCATACATCCTTAAATGGTTACTATGATAAAAAAATAAAACTTGCTAAGGATATTAAAGATGCAACAGTAAAAGATTATGCTGGTACAACAATAAATGAAGTAGGTAAAATTATACAAGCTAATGGTGCCTTCTTTGAAACTTATGATGATGTAGATGGAGTAGTAGTAAAACAATCTGTTGATGAACATTTAGCAAAAGAAAAAAATAGAATTAAATTAGAGTTACTTGTTAAAGGATATAAAGACATTGATAGCTGGAGTGCTGATTGGGATGCAGAGATAGTCAAGCAAAAACAAATGTACCTTGATGGTTACTATATTACACCAGATGTACAAGAGAGTGTAAAACAAGCAAACGATATGTATGATGAGGCAGAGAGTGGTAACTTTGGTGGTAATCAAAACATGCAAGAGATTTACAAAAGTTTAGATAACAAAGAAAAAGATGCTTATCTTGATAAGGTAGAAGAATGGAAAGATGGAGTAGCTAATAAGAAAAAAGATAGAGATGAGGCTTTAGCTGTTGATCAATCTAATTTAATTAAAAATACAAACATTAAATTTCATGAGGCTATTAAAGAAAATGATTATGAAAAAGCTATAGAGGCTGTAAATGAAATGAAAGATATACCTGGTGCTAGTGATGCGTATCTTTCAATCCTAAAAGATTTTGAAACAAAAGAAGAGGGAGGAGCTTTTACAGATCCAGTAGTGTTTGATAAATTAGAAGAGATGCTAATAATGGGAACTATAACTAATGAAGATATTGATGAGGCTTATGCAAAAAGAGATATTACAGCAAAACAAAGATCAGATTTTAAATTAGCAAAAGATAAAAGACTTACATCTACATTCAAAGAGGCAGATGCATATCTTAAAAAAGCTATTGGTTATGAAGATACAAGAATTACAATAGGAGATAGTGAAGAAAAAACTAAAGCCTTTGAAAGATATAGAGTAAAATCTATAGAACTATACGAATACTTTTTAAATACTCCAGATGTAACTTCAAATGAACTTATAGCTCAAGCAAAAGAAATTGTTGGCAAAACAACTGCTGAACAAGATGCAAAAGTTCTAATTAATACAACTAGATCAAAACTAAAAAATGATAAATATGGACAGTTTAGTTTATATAGTAAATCTATGATGAGCTATATGAAAAAATTAGAGTATGGAGAGGTCAGTACACTAAATGAACTTGCACAATTATTTACTACAGTAGAAGGTGTAAGCACATTAATTGCAGCTGTTGAAAGTATAAAATTAATACCAGAGGGTGGTGAAATAAAAATTAAAGATAGTGGAATTATATTTGATGATACTATAGCAAGACCTCTAGGTGTTACTAATGATAGTATTGATCTAATAATATCTAAATTAAAAGCATATCAAACTTTACTTATAGAGGACCAACAATGAGCAGTATAGATAAAGCATACGAAAATTATTACAATTATAAATCTAGTGATAGAGATTACATACTTAATGTTAATGGTTATGAACCAGCAGAAAAAAACATATTTGAAAAGGCTTATGATGTAATCAAACCTGGAGGTACCTTTGAAACAAAAGTACAACCAGTTATAAAAGACATGGGTAAAGGTGCAGCTAGAGGAGTAGTTAAACTTACTGAGGGTGTTACTACATTGATTGCAGCTGGAGCTGAAAAATTTATACTTGGTCCAGAGGCTTTAGCAAAACTAGATCCAGAGGGAGATGGTATAGTTAAAGATATTGGAGAGTTTTATAAAAGAAATGTTTATGACAAGATAGGTGATACAGAAACTTTAGCTGGTGGATTAACCGAAGGACTAGCACAATTCATAGTTCCTGGTGTTGGATACTACAAATTGTTTAATGGTCTTATAAAAGCTAAAGGTATGTTACCATTTATTACAAGAGCTCTTGCTGCTGAAACAGCAACAGTAGGTACAGCTCAAGTGGCTGGTGATCCAAACTTTGTAAGTTTTATTGCAGAAACTTTTGACATAGAAACTAAAGATGCAGAAACAATAGCATCAAGATATTTTGAATATCTAAGAACACCAGAGGATGTAACTGATGGTGTAACAGCTGATGAGGTTCTTGCAGAAAAATGGAAAGCAATACAAGGTGATATAGTATTAGGACCAGTAGGTGAGGCCCTTGGACCACTACTAACTAAGTTTTTCTCTGGAGTTAAGAAAATGAAAAAAGGTACCTTTAATAAAATTGATAAAAAAACTTTAGATGAAATAAATACTAAAACAATAAGTGGTACAGCTACTAAATCTGAAATAGCTACAAGTTTATTTAATATTGTTAAAAATAGACCAGAGGGATTTTCTGTTACTATAAATGGTAAAACTCCACAAGAGCTAGGTTATAGTGATGGCTTTATGGTAGCTCCTACTAAAAAAACAGAGATAGTATTTGATGCTAAATCATTTAATGATACAGATATTGATCAACTACTAGATAATGTAGAGGCTTTAGAACAAACACTAGATGGCAGATATGCTGAGGTTTATGCTGGAGGATGGCTAGAAAAAGGCAAATATTATTTAGATGCCTCTGTAAGAATTGACAATTTAGATGATGCCCTATATATTGCCAAGGGTGGAAATCAATTAGGAATATTTGACTTAAAGGAGTTAAAAAGCATTGACACAGAAGAAGGACTTACAAAACTCAAAGAAAGTGGATCTTATAGCTCTGCCAAAGAACTCGACAAGAGAACAGAGGCGAAAGCTATTGATAAAGGCTTTGAAAAAGCAAGGCTGGAAATACAAAACAGCAGCCCAGGTCTAAATTATAGATTTGAAGGTAAAGCAAGATCAGCTTTTACTGTACCAGTTCATAAACAAAATTTATCACTTGTATCTACAGAACCGAAAGATGGTATCCCTATTTTACATGATATGTATGTTGAACAAATGAACATAATAAAATCAATAATTAATAATCCAGAAAAAGAAATTACAATTTATAGAGTAGTTCCTAAAAACATAAAAAATGCAAAAATAAATAGTGGAGATTATGTTGCATTAACTAAAAAATTAGCTGGTGTTTTTGGTGAACCTAAAACTGAACAAATGCTTGAAATGAAAGTAAAAGCTAAAGATGTATATACTAAACCAAATAGTAAAACTGGAGCAGCTTTTATTTATAAAGGAGGAACTAAATAATGGCTATAAAATCAACAGACTTACCTTTAGATACTGTAGCAGAAACTACAAACACTACAGTCAATTTAGATTTCTTAGAAAAGAATGACAAGACAATGATTGACAAAGATGTTGATTTTAAAAGTGTAAGCAAAGGTGATGAGGTAGCTCCCTTAAATACAGAGGACCAAGAAGAAAAAGGAGATCTACAATTAGAAGAGGAGAAAGTATTATTAGCTGCTGGATTTAAACTACCATCAAAACCAACACATAAATATGATCCTTATGGTAAAGATAAAAAAGAAAGATTAGATAAACAAAAAGAAATACTTAATAAGATTGAAGGTGATATAGAAATAGATCAAGCTACTGGTACAATTATCCTTAAAGAATTTGATGAAGATGAATTAAAAACTGTAAACAATATATTAGAAGAGTTTGAATTAGGAACTATAAAAGATGTTAGTAAAAGAAAAAGTCTTAAAAAAATATTTAATGATTTAGATACTGATATAAATGGTACATTTAAAGCAAATAAATTTTCAGATACAGTTTACACAATATTTAAAGATCAGATAGAAAATGCCAAAGGTGGTAAGGTAAATGTAGAACAGCTTATGAGCCAGGCAGCATCTCTTGGTAGATCTGATGTGTACTTAACAATATTAAATAAAAAACAAGGACAAGCTCTACCTCTTGATGTGGGTGTAAGAGCTATAATGGAAACAAAATTATTATACACTTACTTAGCTAAGATTGCAGATAAGGGTAGAAAGGGTACAGCTACAGAGGCAGAGAAAATAGAGTTTTACAAAGTGTTAAGATTGTATGGTCAAATACTTTCTAAGACTGCTGCTGATGCATCCTCAGCTGGTCAAAAACTTAGAGTAATTCAAGAGGTACAAAAAATAGATCCTTCACTTACTGTAGATAAAGGTACAGCAGCAGATACCATTAAATGGATGACTGATAATATGAACGCAGATTTTAGTGAAAATGGTTTTAAAAATATATCTCAACACTTTCTTATGCTTAGACCAGATCAAGCTAGTAAGTTTGCTAAATTATCTCTTGCATCAAAATGGAAAGATGGCTGGGTAGAGTTATGGGTAAACTCAAGATTGATGTCGCCAATAACACACATAGTAAACACAATAGGTAACTTAGGATTTAATTCACTAAGACTTATGGAATACACAGTAGCAGCAACATTAAACAAAATACCATTCAATGGATCACCTCAAGGAGTACAATTTAACGAAGTAGTAGCTATGATCAAAGCTCTTAACTATGGTGGCAAGTTAGGTATGGATAATATGGTAGAAGGTTTTAAAAAAGGTGCATCAAACACTAAATTAGATTTACCACCAAGAAAAGCTATAGGCAAAGAATTAGCTGGTGGTATGTCAGATACTCCACTTGGTATGATATTAGAATACATGGGAACTGCTGCAAGAGTACCTGGTAGATTACTTGTTGCTGAGGATGAATTTATGAAAGGTATATTGTTTCAAGTAGAATTAGAAAGATTGGCAACTAGAAAATACAATGAGGTTATAAATGCTGGTGGTAGTAAAGCTGATGCTCAAGCAGCTTATACTAAAGAATTAGCAGATCCAAGTTATCAAACAGTATTAGATGTAAAAGCTAGTATGTTAGAAGGTACCTTCCAGGCAGACTTACCTCCAGGTGCATTAAAAAATTTACAATCATTTATGAACATACCAGAGGTAAAATTATTTGTACCATTCTACAAAACAGTAACAAATATATTTTTAGAAAGTTCTAAAAGAAATCCAACTACAGCTTTCTTAATGCCATCTGTAAGAAGAGATTTGATGGGTGCAAATGGTCCAGCAAAGAAACAATTAGCTCAAGCAAAAATATTAACAACATCATTCTTTATGTATCAATTCATGCAATACACTTATGGAGCTGCTGATGGATCTAGTGATTTTATAATTACTGGTAGAGCTCCAGGTACTAAAAAAGAAAGAGATGCTTTTTTTAGAAATGGTTATCAACCATACTCTATAGGTTTTAGACAAGATGATGGTAATTTTAAATTTTATAGTTTTGCAAGGTTTGAGCCTATGTCCACATTCTTAGCTATGGCAGCTGATCTTGGATATGCAGCATCAAGACCAGAGCAATATGGTTATGCTCAAGATGAAAACATACAAGCTGCTTTTGCTGCTGGTGTATCTTGGATGTACAATTACATGGGTGAACAACCTTTCTTAGAGGGTATTTCTACAATAGCTAAAGCATTTAATGGATTAGGACCAGATCAAGAAACTAAACTTATGAGTGGTTTAGCAGCTATAAGTGATCAAGTTATGGAGGCTACTTATGGTGTAGTTACAAATCCTTTTGGTACTTTCAGTACATATTTAGAAAAGATGCAAGATCCAACAATATACAATACTATGATTTCACCAGAACAAGCTGATTATGGTTTCTTTGGTTTCTTTGGTAGAACTGATGAGAACCCAGATATACCTTTACCAATAAGAAAGTTTTATCAGTCATTAAATAAAATACATAAAAATAGTCCTTTCTTTAACCCAGATCTCAAACCAGCTTTGAATTATTGGGGTGAAATAATGGAAGGACCAGAGCAAGGTATAATAAATCCAGTTAAGATAAAACATACAGATAAGTTCAATATGGTAGATGATTGGCTACAAACTTATGGTTTGGGAATACCTATGCATCCTAAAAAGGTAGGTGGTGTAATAAATTTAGATAGTGAACAATATTATGATTATGTAACAATTATTAATAGAGATAATGATGGAAATGGTTATAGTGATTTGTTAGATGCTATGCAAAAGAAAATGGAAAGTTCTACATGGCAAAGACATGAAAATCATGAGGATGGACCACAGAGAGGAAAACAGTTACAAATGTTATTAAGTGTGGTAGAAGGTTTTAGAGAGGATGCATTAAAAGAATTGAAAACTGTATATCCTCAGATTAGTATAGGTATAGAAAATTTGAAAAAGAAAAAAGAATTGATGGGTAAACGATAGATGGCAACTTTTAATATAAATGCTGTAGATAGAAGGATACAATATACATCTACTGGACAGACTGCGTTTAATTTTAGTTTTCAAGT